CCATAATTGCATCGTACAACTGTCAATACAGTCGGCTACGTCCTGCATATTATATGTATTGTCGTATTCTAAAGCAGGTTGTAAGATTTTCTCTACTTTTTGAAAAGATACAGCCCATAATGGTAATTCACCATTAATCTTGTACTTTTCATAGTCAATCATCTAAAACTGCCAGGTTTCCCATCAAATCTAATAACGCCAACACGCCAATCAGTTAATCTAACGCCTTCAATCTTCGCGGCTACTTGTCTTCCGCTTAAGCGTACTGAAGTAGGATTAGCCATTGAATATGGGCCATAGTTGTATTCTGTAGAGGTTGGGTAGAACTTAGTGCTAAACCGAACTTGGACATCACCTAGAGTCTTTTCATCAGGAACTAATCCTGTCAGACTCATAGTCCTGTCTCCATTGCCTAGCTCTATTGGTCCTGACTCGGCAAACAATGTTTGACCATCATAGGAAAATCCAACTTCATGCTCATAAATATAGCCATCTGTAGATACCATAATTGGATAAGTAAAGATGCCACGATCTGTCCCACACGTACGTGCTAACGTACCAATAGCCCAATGATTCTCACGATAGTTGTAAGAAACGTAAGAATCTACTTCATTAGAAGCGGCACTTGGGTAAAACCACCAGATCTCTCCAAAGTTAGAGTTGTGTACGCAATAAACCTTGGATGATTGAGTTACGTTCATGTTACTGAATACGTAATCTGAAACATCAGAATTTAATGGTTTAACAAAGCCATCGTATATCCAAAAGCCTGATCCAGACATCCAAATACAAGCATTGTCGGTAGTGGCGACTGATTGCTTAGAAATAACACCACAACCAGTACCAACACGTTCAAAACTGTAAATGAACGGAGGACCAATGTATGTAGCAGTATGAACATCCACATCAGTAAACAGGATAGTAGATCCACGGATGCGTTTAGCACACATTAGTGAGCCAATAGTGGTTAACTCAAAGTCGCCAGCTTGGTTAGTTGCCGCAGGAGTCCAAACTGTATTGTTTTCTTGGTCACACCACTGAACTTTACGTGGATTACCACCCGCACCCAACGCAAATAAGAATCGTTCTTGAGTAACGATAAGGCCAGTACAACTTGTTGGTGCGTTAGTAATTGCAACTGCATCACTAGCAGTATTCAATTGCCATTCAAGCAATTTACCATCTTTTGATGAACAGGCAACCAGATATTCACCAAAGGTATCTAAACTCCAAGTAGTAGCAGGGGTGTATGAACCTAAATCTGGTCTAGCAACACCATAAGCCGATGTTCCATAAATTCCATAACCATAACCAAGTTTAAGTACTGCATCTGGATCGCCAACAGTAAATGTTGCTGGAGTAATGTCTGTTAAAGTACCAGCTTCATTCATTGCATATAGCTTTGAATGTGTACCAATTCCGATACGTCTATTATTACCATTGTCTCGCCAATTAATCAGCCCACGGGCCAAACCCGTCATTTGACTAGCAGAACGCTTCCTCCAACCACCTACTGGACGTATAGTGTTTTCGTACCAACGTACTAGATTTGCGCTATTCCAACGGCCTTTAGACTGATATTCAGTCCCGTTTTTGTATACGCCTGGAGGAATTTGTAGTGGAATGTAAGCCATATCTGCATTCTATAGCGTAGGTAGGTTAGACACAAACGTCATTGTGACAATGACTGAAGGAACCGCTGGCCTTGTTGGGGTAGAACTGGCAGCAAAATGCTCAATACTAACCCCCGTGTCGGTTGTCCTCCACACTATTTCAATGTAATCACCAGTTACCAAGCTTTCCATGAAATTTATAGCTGCTATCAAATGACTTGGATCGGCAAGAATCTTTCTTGCTGGCAGGTGAAAACGTCTATTTGAATTATCTATATTTACACCATTCTTGCGAAACCAAATATCAAAGTCTTGACCATCATTAGTAGTATTCTTAAATTGAATTGAAAACTGTAAGTTCCAAATGCCATCAAAAGCTACAGTAATCCTTGAATTGCTTGCAACAGAAACACCATTGGACAAACTTGTTGTGTTTAGAGTAACTGGATAAGCGGTTGTTGTGTTGGCTGCAACTTGATCTGTAGTATCTAAAAAAACACCATAAGGATTGTTTAGGTACTTCCCACCAGAAGGGCCAATCAAAGAACCAATTACGTTTGTTAGCTTGGTAAAAAACAACCTCAATATGCCATTATTCTGGTTTTGGACATTTTGAGAATAGATCAGTCCTGACAATCCTAAAGACGGGATCGCAGGAATATCTAGTTGTTGTTTTACATTAGCCATTACTTTTTAAGCCAAGTCTGCCAAATAGCACCAGCAGCCATAATCAACCCACCAATCCAAAGAATAGGCTTGGCAGCAGAGGCAACCCAACCCAAGACTTTAAAAGCCCCATCTAAAGCGTTTATAGCCTCTACAAGACCACTTGTGTTCTTGTCTATAGCATCTACCTTAGTTTCAACTGCAAGCAGTCTTTCGTAGATTTGTTCGTGGGTGACTTCTTGTGTCATGTCATTTCAATCCAAGCTAATTGCTCTTCATTCCAATAATATGGTATTTCATTATTTGGCACAGGGCTTGGCGCTTCCCAAATACAAGATGTTTCGTTTAATACCCAACTTGCGTATGGTTTGGGCGCAATAAACGCATCACGATTTGCATCGTATGTGGATCCGATACCAGCATAGTTTTTGCGATAGGGCGTGCCACCATTTAAGTGAACACCAGCACGGGTGTTGTAACTTGTGCGCTTGCAAGTTTGACCACGGAACTCACCATAATGTTGTTCCCAATCTATACCGCCTTCGCCCTCATCTTTACCGACGATAACTTCGGTAACAATGTTGTTTAAATCTAAAAATGCGTAATGTGCCATGATGTTAAACAGTAACTGTTCCTGTGCCAGCAGTAAATGTGTAAATTGTATTTCCACCAGAAGTTGTTTTTGCGTAAGTTAATCCAGCGCCAATAGATGTTAAATCTGGGTATGTAGATGGATATGACAAGATTACAATTCCAGAACCGCCATTACCGCCCGCCCTACTAGCACCACCACCACCACCGCCACCTCTATTTGCAGTGCCAGCCTGTCCTGGTGAGCCAGCATTACCACCACCGCCTGTACCACCAGTAGCAGTTCCACCAGTTGAATATGTACCGCCAGCACCACCGCCAGCATAGTTAACAGATGAGCCAGAAATAGATGATGCTGAACCAGCACCACCATTACCGCCATTAGATGTTGTTGCGTTACTTCCTACTGCGCCAGCGCCACCACCGCCACCACCCGTATATGAAGCAGTTACAAAGTTAGTTCCACCATTATTTCCTTGTGATGGAGATGTTGATGGGGTATTGCCAGCGCCACCAGTTCTTGAAGAATCAGAAGCATCACCACCGCCACCAGAACCACCAGCATAGCCATTTTGGGCTAAAGATGCCGCACCACCACCAGCAGATGTAATGGTACTGAATACAGAATTAGAACCTTGACCACCAGGCTCTGCATTTCCTAAACCGCCAGCGCCTATAGTTACAGTAAACGAGGAAAATATTTCTGGATTGCCAGTTCTAAAACCTCCAGCGCCACCACCGCCAATTAAAGCGCCAGCACCGCCAGCCACAACAAGATAATTAACTAATACTGGAGGAACCGAAAAACTTCTATGGTTTTTGTAAACAGCTTGTAGTGCGCCACTCATGTTAAACCACTCCCAGAGATTAACCAGTTGGTAGACGTAATTTTGATTGCTGTAGCTGATCCATACTGAGCCAAACTGCGTGATCCTGTAGTGCCAGCAGAAGACAAATACATTGTGTCTGTAGTGATTGCAATTGTGACTACTTGACTTGTCATGTTGATAAATGTAATTGCCGTTCCAATTGGATATGCTACAGAACTATTTGCAGGAATTGTGAAAGTCCTTGCATTAGCATCAGTTGATGGGTGAAAAATCACTTTACCTGAGTCTGCCAATACTGCTGTATATGCTGCGCTCTGACTGTTAACAGGAATATTTCTAAATCCAACTGCGTCTGTACCATCAACTGTGCAAGATGAAAGAGTGCCGCTAGATGGAGTACCTAGAACAGGAGTTACAAGTGTAGGTGATGTAGCAAATACCGCAGAACCAGAGCCTGTTTCATCCGTCAAAACAGATGCAAGATTAGATGAGCTTGGAGTTGCTAAAAATGTAGCTACACTTGTACCCAATCCTGATACGCCTGTTGATATTGGAAGTCCAGTAGCATTGGTTAGTGTTACAGATGTTGGAGTCCCTAAAATTGGAGTAACAAGTGTTGGACTTGTTGACAATACATTATTGCCAGATCCTGTGCTTGTTCCAACGCCAGTACCACCCTTAGTTACTTTAAGTAATGGACCAGCATCAAACAATGCGTCAATAGAGTCCAGATCAGTATTGATCTTAGTACCCCATGTGTCTGTTGAAGCGCCAACTTCTGGCTTAGTTAAGCCTAGATTTGTGGTGGTTGTATCTGCCATGTTTTACCCCTAATAGTCTGAACTTTATACAGAAACTGTTGTCCAGATTTCGGACACATCTTCTTCTGTTTCCCATTTCTTTCTAGCATTAATTACAACGCTAGAGGTGTCAATAATTATCACTTGACCAGGCTGTATGCGGTTGTACTGAATATCTAAAATACTTGTATCAATGATGTCAACATTGCCAACAGCACTAATACCACCTGCAACAGTCATTACTGAAGTATCAACAATTGAAATTGTTGCACTAGAAATCTTTACTGCATCTACAGCTACTGTGCTAGTTGAGCTTATTTCAAACTGAGCATCTTTTATCTTATCACCAGCAACAACTACAGTAGACGCAGAAACAATAGCAAGCGCACCTAAATACGCCCCAAAGGAGTATCTTCCTCCACCATAATCGCCACGCCCGTAAGCAGCCATATTAGCTCAATGTAATAGTCAAGCTAGAAGCAGGAATGCGGAAAATGTCTCCGTCATTAATTGCTTTTGAGGTTGTCAAGGGCGCCCATGCAAGCAAAGTTCCACCAGTTGAAGCAGTAAAAATACCTGCCCAACCAATTGTTCCCCAATTACCACCAGATGCAGCGGCAAACTCAATTGCGGCAGCGTTAGTAAAAGTAGTTGCAGTACCACTACCAGAGATAGTTCCTGTAACTACACGGGCATAGCCACTACCAGATACTTCTGTACCGCCACCAGTATCACTAGGTGCGGCAGTAAACAACCCCACATACCAAGCAGTAGGGCGAGTTGCAGAACCTGTTGTAAACAAGTAGGTTAGTGCAAGATTTTCTGTGTAGTCTGTAAAAGATGACATTTTTTATCCCAAAGAACGGGCACGAACAAGTGGAGTTGAAGAAACAGATGCCCTTTGATCTGCTACCTCAATGTCGCCCAAGGAGTTGATATACATCTGACTCCATACTGGTAGACGTTCATCGTCTTTCAAATATGGTGCAGCCTCCATGAGCGCACCATACAGGTACAAGTCTGGAGCATAAGCTAAAAGCCAGTTGCTTGTGTTTGAATCACTCAACGCAGGAATCTTAGCATAATATGTAAGTTCTGCGCTATATGTTGCGTCTGGAGTAGGAATAAACTCCAATTGCGTACCAGTAATTGTGTAATAAGCTGGCTGACCAATAGAAACATATCTATTTGCCTTCAATTTATCACCTTGTGCTTCAGTTACAAACTCTAGTCTGATAATAGGATTGGTGTTTAATTGAAACTCTTTAGCCTGTAGCCAATCAGCAGGATACGCAAAGAATGCACTTTCAATCTGTCCTTCAGCACGTTTAACCATTTGGCGTGTACGCAACTTGCGGTTAAATTTAGCTTCTGCAATAGTAATAAAGCTAGGAATAACAGAAGTCAGGTCATCCCGATTGAGATAATCTGCTATTGTTGCTTTAAGCCCTGCAAAAGTATCAAGTGCCATTTTCTACATCCCTACACGCTAGTGTATGCTCATGTTTGAACTCAAATGTTCCAATATGAAAGATCTCCTTAGAAAGATCTTGATCAACATAAGTTTTATGCCCATTCTGGGCGGCTCTACGGCAAAACCATACATCTTCACCAATGTAGTCTTCCGCAGCGGGAACCCAAGGGATAGCAAACCAAGGATATTCCATAGATTTATAGACTTCAGATTTAACGAGCATTACACCCATTCCGCAGTAGTCTACTTCAACAAGTCCAGTTGAATCGTCATCAGTATATACCCGATTTATAAATGTTGCATCCATATCTGGAGTATTTTTTTTCACCGCAATAGGTTCTGTCGGAAATCTACGTTTTGCATAGTTTCCACAGACAATACCAGTATCATGTTTTAACAAGCGAATGATGGAATCTTTTGGAAACCGCATATCGCTATCTAGCCACAGGGTATGGGTACACTCAGCCGCAATAGCATCCCTAGCCAAATCCTGACGTTGTGCTGAAAGCAAAGTGCCAGAGCTAGTGTAGATCACTACTTTGTGATTTGTTGTACCTACAGTAAATCCAACTAATCTAGCCAAATCAAAGGCAAATCCAGAATTAACAAAGTCCCGTGTTGGGACTAATATCCCAATGGTCTTACTATCCATTAAACTTCTCCAGGTCTTGTGCGAAATGCACGATTATCAGGGTCATTAAGCCATCGTTTCATGTAGGCTTGGTCATCAAGCTTACCTTCTGCTTTCATTTGATAAAACAATGCCATTGGAATGGATGCAATATGGTGCATATCGCCTTTCCAATTAGCTTTCTCATCAAATGAGTTAAATCTGTCTTTGTTGTCTGAAACAATCTGCGTAGCATCAATAATTGTCTCAATAGTGGCCTCATCTTTTTCGGCATCGTAATGCCACATCTTGCGAGTGCCAGTTTCAGTATTAATGTCAAATAGTTTGGTATGCATAGATAAAAAAAGGGTGGGTTATTAGCCCACCCTTTTATCTTCAGATTAGGTTTGAATTGTTGAGTTCAAGTCATAGACTGCGCCATG